CGGGGCTCTTTTGTGGTTGCGCTGCGTGCTTTAAAGCTCGAAAACCACGCTATCGGTCAGCTTCGCCTTGGCCTTGCGAGCCGCTTCACGCCGCTTGAGTTCCTCTTCCACTGCCGGGCGCAGCCGCTCTTCGTTAGCCGCGTACCATTCATCCAGCTTTTCATTCTGATCCGCGTCAGAAAGGCCGGTGAACTTCGCCCATTCGGGGCTCTTCGCGCCAAATTTCGCCTTAACCATCTGGCGGACCACGGCGCGGGAGACCCTTGTCTCCTCCGTCACGCCCTCGCCGCCGCCCCTAACTCCGATGGTCCCTTCCTTCAGCGCCGTGAGCTTCTTTTCCCAGTTCGCCTTTGCCTCGTCCGGCGTCTTTGCCCCGGCGTAAGCATCCTGCAAGGATTGCAACGCAAAATGCAGAAGATATTCAACCGATGCTTCGGGCAGCGCCGCTCCATCAATCTTCACCTCGGTGACGTTAGCCGAAAGGCTGACCGCGCCGATTGCGCCATAGGTGCGGTGCGCGAAGCGGCGCTCGATATTAACCTGTGCCATTTACTTTCTCCGTTTGTTAGCCTGCCATCATCAGCCAAGCGCGGCTAGTCGCTTGGGACGGGCCGAAGCCCGTTTCGGCTATTGCACTATTTCGGCTGGACCATACTCATTCACGATCCATTTCCACGCATTTTCCGTGCCGTCACACCAGTCTTTGCCGTCATGCAATCGCCATGCGAGGCAATTTCCGGGAATATGCTGCATAACGGATCCTTTAGTCCGCCCTACATAACGAACAATTCGCTTATCGCCTTCCGGTATCACTACACAAAGAATATACATGGTTAAAACTCCATCGCCCATTTAAGTATCGCGAGAAACTGTTCCCACGTCAACTCGCCTTTTTCGTGGCGAAGCATCGCCGATGCCACAATCGCGCTCATGCCGTCGCCCTTTCCAGCCATTCGTAAGCTTCAGCTTCTGACGTAAATTCCCTAACCTTAACCTGTTCGCAGCCAAGGGCGCGCAATTCTTTCGCTATCCGCTTCGCTTGTGCAGCGTCATGCACTATGATCTGGCATTCCAGATCCCGCCATTGCCGACCCGTCGTTATCATGTAAGCTTTCATATCAACCTCCGTTTCCTATGCCCTTAATATGGCTCGCTTTCGCTTCGGCTGCAAGCCCTTTGTGAGCAACATTATTTCGTTGTTTGACTCAGCTCTATCACATTCTTTCGCCCCATGCCCTAGGCCAAAGGCCGTGACTCACTTGCGCTTGCGCATGGCCGAGGCCCCTCCACCCCCTATCTCATTCCGCGCCGAAGGGCGGGGGGTTCGACGACCGGCCCCCGCCTCCCCCAGGCCCTAGCCCTCTCTATATTTTGTGGGAAAAACTGAGGTATGGCTCAGAACCATATGGGGAAGCCATTGACTCTCAGGCGCGCGCGTGCTAGCGTACGGAAGAAAGGATATGGTCCCATGCTCGATTACCTACTCGATGACATACCAGTCCGCGGACGGAAGGCGAGGGCGGTCTCGGCGGAGGTTGTGCGGGAACTGGATGAGACGGATTTGGGCGTGCTGGTCGCGGAAGAAAAGGGCTCGACGCCCTCGCCGATTAAGCGGATTAGCGAACGGCACCATGCGCTGGCACGGCAGCTTGCGGCGGGGACTACGGTGTCCGAGGCCGCGCTCATCTGCGGCTACGACATCTCCCGCGTCAGCATCCTCCAAGCCGATCCCACGTTCAAGGAACTCGTCGAGTTCTACCGCCAAGACATCACGCGGGAGACGCGGGGACTGCACGAGCGCATGTACGGGCTCTCGATGGAGGCCGCCGCCGTGCTTAGCGAGCGGCTGGAAGAAGAGTCGGAAAAGATCTCGGTCGGGCAGTTGATTGAGGTGCTGAAGATGGGGGCGGACCGCACCGGCTTCGGCCCTCAGTCCACCTCCACAAATCTGAACGTTAACGTTGATCTCGCGAACCGGCTGGAAGAGGCCCGGAAGCGGGTGAAGGAGCGGCGTTACGCCCCCGTCATCGAAGGAGATAAAAATGGCTAACCCATTCACCCCCACTCCAACGCTTCGCAGTGTCGAGCAGCTCATGGCGGACTTCGCCGGCCCCCTGCCCGAGCAGATCAAGATGGTCAATCTCATCTACTCGCTTTCGCAGGTCGGTCCGCAGCTTCCCCCCACGGACGGGGTGACGACGGGGTTTGTCCCTAAAGTTCAGGCGGACGGGGGGATTGCGTGGGCCGCTGACACCAACACCACGTATACTGTAGGAGCAGCGGCTGAGATGACAACGGGGACGTCTACGGCCGGCCGCCTCATCAATGCCACTACGTTCCCCGCCGTCCTCGGGGCAGCCCTCGCCCGTAACACGGCCATCGCGGCCCTTACCTCCGAGTCTACCCTCGAAGACGTCATTGCGGCGCTGAAGGCGGGTTAACTCGTGGACCTGATCGAGGAACTCGCGACGTTCTCAGACGATCCCCTTGGGTTCGTTCTCTTCGCCTTTCCGTGGGGCGAGCCGGGCGAACTCGCCGACGCTCTCGGCCCGGAACATTGGCAGATAACGCTATTGGAGGATTTGGGCAAAGGCGTCTATTCCGCCAGTGAAGCTATCCAACTCGCCCGGACCTCCGGCCACGGAATTGGCAAATCTGCCTGCGTTAGCTGGATTATCCTTTGGGCCATCTCCACTTACGAGGACACGCGCGGGGTGGTCACGGCGAATACGGAGAACCAGCTGAAGACGAAGACGTGGGTGGAGTTGGCGAAGTGGTATCGCCTCTTCATCGCCAAGCACATGTTCAAGATGACTGCCACCGCACTCTTCAGCGCCGATCCGGAACATGAGCGGACGTGGCGGATCGACATGGTGCCGTGGTCGGAAAGGAACACGGAGGCGTTCGCCGGCCTCCACAACCAGGGCAAACGCATCCTCGTTGTCTTCGATGAGGCCTCCGCCATTCCCGACATCATCTGGGAAACGACCGAGGGCGCCCTCACGGACAAGGACACGCAGATTATCTGGTGCGTGTTCGGGAACCCGACGAGGAACAAAGGGCGGTTTCGGGAATGTTTTGAGGGCGGAAAGTTCGCTCATCGCTGGTCGGCGAAGGCGGTGGACTCCCGGGAGGTCTCGATCACCGACAAGGTGCAGATCGCTCGGTGGGTGGAGGACTACGGGGAGGATAGTGACTTCGTCCGAGTTCGTGTCAGGGGCGTATTCCCCCGGATCGATGCGGAAAGTTTCATCAGCTACTCGCTGGCGAAGGAAGCGGTCGGACGCGAGCTGGATGGGAACATTGGGGTGGTGGTGCTGGGCTGTGACGTGGGCCGGTTCGGTGACGACCCCTCGGTCATCTACCCTCGCTGCGGACGCGACGCCTCTTCCCGTCCCATTGAGATTTATCCAGGCATGGACACGATGACGTTTGCGGGGCGGATCGCGGCGTCCATGCTCCGACATCGGGCGGTCGTGGCGCTGGTTGATGAGGGCGGTGTGGGTGGTGGTGTGGTTGACAGGCTTCGCCAACTCCGCATCAACGTGATCGGCGTGGACTTCGGCTCCAAGCCGGACGGGTTCAGTGTCGTGGATAACGGGGTGAAGTACGCGAATAAGCGGGCGGAGATTTGGGGGGCTATGCGGGACTGGCTTCGCACCGGCTCCATTCCGGATATTCGGGTGGATGAGGACATCACTCTCGTTGACGAGCTTACCGCTCCGACTTACGACCACAATAAAAAGGAAGAGATACAACTGGAGGGGAAGAAGGATATGAGAAGGAGGGGCGTGAAAAGTCCTAACGTGGCGGACGCCCTTGCCTGTACCTTCGCTTTCCCTCATTACGAGGTAGTGCCTGGGAGTACTGAAGAGGATATGCAAAAGCCTGTGGTACTCGATGACTACGACCCCTACGCAGAGTATAGAAAGGAGAACTACGCATGAGCTTATTTCCCTCAAAGCCGAAGGCGCCCCCGCCGCAGGCGAACACCCCGATCCAGGCAGAAGCATCTCCCGAAGCTGAGCCGGAACGTCCCACCGGCGCCTCGTCCCTGATTTCCACAGGGGCCCAGGGCCTGTCCCGTAAACCCCGCACGCAAAAGACTTCCCTGATTGGTGGTAACTGATGAAGATCGACGGCGAGTTTCACAAGCTGCTCTGCCAGACCATGGCGGGGCTGGAGAAGGATCGGCTTCCGTTCTGGAACCTGTGGCGTGAACTCGCCGACTTCTTTCTCCCGAAGCGGTACGTGTGGCTGCAAAGCGACAAGGAACGGAGGGTGCGGAACGCAAAGAACCCGCACATTCTGGACGGGACGGGCACGGCCGCAGCAAGGATTTTGGCGGCGGGGATGATGAACGGCATCACCTCGCCTTCACGCCCGTGGTTTTCCCTGCGAGTCCCCGGCTTTACGGAGGACCCGAACGGACAAGCGAAGCTCTGGTGCGATGAAGTCGCTCGGAGGATGATGCAGGTTATGGCGGAAACCAACTACTATAACGCTATGGCGGTCCTCTATCTCGACCTCGTAGTGTTCGGCTCCGCCGCGATGCTTATCTACGAGGACGATGATAACGTCTTCCGATGCTATAACCCCGCGCTTGGCGAGTTCTACCTCGGCCAAGACTTCCGCCTTTCCGTCAACACTTTCGGTCGCCAATTCACCCTGACGGTGCATCAGGTGGTAACGCAGTTCGGTGAAGAGAACTGTAGCGAGAGGGTGCGGAATGCGTGGAAGAAGGGAGGGGCTGCGCTACGCGAGCCCGTTGACCTCTGTCACCTGATCGAGCCGAATAATGACGGGAAGGGTAAGGTGAACAGGCGGTTTCCGGTGCGGGAAACGTATTGGGAGAAGAGTAAGTCGGATGGGACGGTGCTGGCCCAGCGGGGCTTTAACGAGATGCCTGGCATCTTCCCCCGGTGGGAACTGACGGCGAATGATTCGTACGGTACCTCGCCTGCCATGGACGCCCTTCCTGACGTGATCCAGCTTCAGCATGAGACGAAGCGGAAAGCGCAGGGGCTGGACAAGATGCTTAATCCGCCGGTCTTGGCGGACATACAGCTTCGCAACCAGCCTACCTCTATGCTGCCGAACGGAGTGACCTACGTCGCGGGGATGAACAACATCGGAGTCCGCCCCGTCTATCAGGTGCAGTTCCCGATCGATGCGGTCACGCTCGACATTCAACAGGTGCAGGAGCGCATCCGCGAGACCTTCCACAACCCTCTCTTCACGATGTTCTCACAGCTTGACACGGTGCGATCGGCGACGGAGATCGATGCGCGAAGGGAAGAGAAACTGGTGCTACTGGGAAGTGTGTTGGAACGGTTCGAGAACGAGGGGCTCGATCCGTCTATCAACCGCATCTTCAGTATCATGCAGCGGATGCAGCTACTTCCGCCTCCTCCTCCGGAGATCGAAGGCCGGCCTCTGGAAATTCAGTACGTGTCGGTGCTGAGCACGGCGCAGCGGGCGGTCTCTGCTATTCCGGTGGAACGGTGGGTCGGGCTGATCGGTAATCTGGCGGCGGTGGAGCCAGGGGTGCTGAACCTGCCGAAGTGGGATGAGATGCTGCGGAACTACGGCGAAGCCATCGGGGTAGAAGCCCGGGATATGAACTCGAGGGAAGAAGTGGCGATGCTGCGGCAGCAAGAGCAGGAACGACTGCAGGCGCAGGAGGCGATGGTGCAGGGTGATGCACTGGTGCAGGGTGCGGAAACGCTTTCGAAGACCGATGTCGGCGGAGGGGCGAATGCCCTGCAGATGTTGATGGGGGGCTGATATGGTCCTATGTCAACGGCATGAAGCCATACCGAAATACTCTATCGACCAGCTCGTCGGAATGATCGGCTCCACTCGTTTTCTAAAGGTCAGGGGAGTTGATGTGAATGGCGGATTGATCGTGTACTGGTGCAGGGCCTGTCCCGGAACCAAATACTTTACACTTCGCGAAGAGGAGCTTCGAGAACTCGTCTGAACGAGGCGCGATGAAATTTTGATAGGGGAAGAATGGGGGTATTGACGGACAGATTAGCCGCCATTTAATCCCGACCAGTGGGTCACACACGGCGGCCGCAAGGCCGCCGGGGACACCCACCGGGGTAAAGGCGGATAACTGGCAGTCACCCATTCGCGGGCCCCTGCAAAAATTCTGAAGCGCCCGAGTAACGTGAGCCATACCTTTACAAAGGGACCAAACCATGATAGATGATGACAAGGAACAAAAGCGCCTCTTGCGCAAGCAGAAAGAAAAGGAGAAGGTTCGACAAGCTGAAATAGACCAAGCCCTCAGAGACCTCCTTGCCTCCCCTCGGGGTCGAGAATATCTTTGGTGGTTACTGCAGATTGGTCGAGTCGGTTTGCAGCCTTTCATGACAAATGCCCTACAGACATCTTTCAACTGTGGGGAACTCAACGTGGGACAGAAAATCCTTTCCCACATTATTGCAGTTGATCCCGCCGGTTATGTGCGGATGATGCAGGAGAAAGCAGATGACGATCGAGCCGAACGCACCAGAGCAGACGCAGCCCGAGGCGACCTCTTCGGAGACTCCGACGACTGACCCCAAGTCGCTTGTTTCGCAGCAGCCCGAAATGAAGCCTGCGGGCGAAGGTGAGTTTGTTCCGCTCGACGCATCTTCCCTGAAGTTTGAAGAAGGCGTGACGGTTAACGAGGGGGCTCGTGATGAATTCCTCGGTATCCTGAACGACCGAAACCTTTCGCCAGCCGAGCAAGCGCAGAAGCTGGTGGATCTGCAGACGCGTCTGTCGCGCGAGGCCTCGGAAACGGGTAGCCAAGCTTGGGCTGATCTGCAATCACAGTGGCAGGACGAGGTTCGATCCGACCCCGACATTGGAGGGGCAAAGCTCGAAACTAATCTTGCCGCTATTGGCAAGCTCGTGGACCAGTTTGGTACCCCCGAGCTTCGTGCTGTCATGGACCTTACTGGCGCGGGCAATAACGTCCACGTCATTAAGTTCTGTGCCAATATCGCCAAAGCGCTGACGGAAGGGGGCTTTGTTTCTGGCCAGCCCGCCGCACCAGCCCAGTCGGCGGCAGAACGACTCTATCCATCAATGGCTAAAGGAGCCTAACCATGCCTGTGCTTTCCGCGGCAAACCCGACGCTGCTTGACTTGGCCAAGCGGCTTGACCCTGACAACAAGATCGCTGATATTGTCGAGCTTCTCAACGAGACCAATGAGATGCTCATGGACATGTCTTGGATCGAGGGCAACCTCCCCACCGGCCATCGCACAACTGTGCGTACCGGTATCCCTGAACCGACTTGGCGCAAGCTCTATGGCGGCGTTCAGCCTACCAAGTCTACGACCGCTCAGATCACCGACAACACGGGTATGCTCGAAGCGTACGCCGAGGTGGACAAGGCACTTGCGGACCTGAACGGCAATACCGCTGAATGGCGCCTGTCGGAAGATCGGCCTCACCTCGAGGGAATGAACCAGACCATTCAGCGTACACTGCTGTTCGGTAACGAGGGATCGCAGCCCGAAGCCTTTACCGGCCTTGCACCGCGTTTCAATTCCCTCTCCGCTGCCAACGGGGACAACATTATCCCCGCAGCCACCAGCGGAGGCGCCACCGACAACCAGTCCATCTGGCTCGTCGTATGGGGTCCGAACACTGTCCACGGTATCGTTCCCAAGGGCTCAGTCGCCGGTCTTCAGCAGGAAGACAAGGGGCAGGTGACGATCGAGAACGTTGACGGCAATGGCGGTCGAATGGAGGCTTATCGCACCCACTATCGTTGGGACGCTGGTCTTTCCGTTCGCGATTGGCGTTATATCGTTCGCATCCCGAACATCTCGAAAACGGCAGTGAAGGCTGATCCGGCAGACGGCGGCCCGAACCTGCCCGATCTGATGTTCGAGGCGATCGAGCGTATTCCGAACCTGACGGCTGGCCGAGCCGCGTTCTACATGAGCCGGGGTGTTCGCACGAAAGTGCGGCAGCAGTCCGCCAAGGCCGTGAAGAACTCGACTCTCACCATCGAACAGGTCGGCGGCATTCCCGTCATGATGTTCCATGGCATTCCCCTCCGTTGCGTCGATGCCCTCGCGGCTGACGAAGCCCTCGTTTCCTAAGGAGATCAGCTATGATTTTGGATGAACGCACTGAGTTCGTGGATGGCGTAGCTATCCCCGGAAGCGCCGGCACCGCTGCCTTCGGCGATGTCGTGGACCTGCGGTCGCTCGGCGGCTCTGGCCTCGGCGGCCTTCGTGACATTGGCAATGGCCGGGAAATTTTCTGGTATGTTGCCGTGGGCGACGCAGCCGCCGGTGGCACTTCCGTCAATGTCCAGCTCGTGTCGAGTGACAGCGACACGCTGTCGGCCCCGACCATCCATGCGCAGACGGGAGTCATTCCGCTTGCGCAGCTTACGGCCGGCAAACTCGCCCACATGCAGTCTGTCCCGGTCGAGGGACCGGCGTACAAACGCTATCTCGGCCTTCAGGCCGTGGTGGTTGGCACCTTCACCGACGGTGATCTGACGTCCGGCCTGACGCTCGATCCGCATGGATGGCGGGCGTACCCTGAGGGAGCAAACTGATGCAGGTCAAGTTGTTCAACAACTGGTTTGCGCCGGACGGCTCGCTTTATCAGGCGAGCCACTCCCCTCACAACTTCCCTGACTCGTGGGAGGATAAGCTGCCGAAGACGGCTAAAATCCTTGACGAGAATAAGGAAGATGAGCCGAAGGGCAAGAAGTAAGGAGCGACGCTCGTGGTCCAAGATGAAGTCGGAATTTTCAATCTAGCCCTCAACGCGATTGGAAAGCGAGACCAACTTTCGTCCACGAGCGAGCGCGACAGGGGGGCTGAGGTTTGTCGGCTGTGGTATCCGGTCATTCGTGACCAGGTACTTTCATCCGCGCCTTGGCCCTCCTGTAAAATGTTTAAACGACTTGCAGTTCTTGCAAGGAAACAGCCAGGGGACTGGACGGAGGCCGATCCGGAGCCCGGCTACGCTATCGCATATAGCTGTCCTGCTGATATGCTGCACCCCCGATACCTCACCAACTTTGCGTCTTTTTCCTTGTCCTCGTATCAAGGCGGGGTTAAAGCGCTGAACACTAATGTAGAGCAGGCTACCCTCTGCTACACTTTCCGAAACTATGCGGTGACGCGGTGGGAGAGTGAATTGCAGATGGCCGTCGCTTATGGCCTAGCCGCAAACATTGTGATGCCTCTGACGGGAAAAGCGCAGAGGGCGAATTGGCTTGTGGAGCAGGCTAACGATCTTATTCTTTCCGCGCGAGTGGAAGCGGCGAATGAGGGGAGTGAACGGTTCGAGTCGATCCCTGATTGGCTTATGGCGCGAGGTTATAACAACCCCGGCGACAATCGTTATTACTATCCCTTCGGAACTCTTCTATCCAATCCGGGTACTTCCAAATGAGCAATGAGCTTATTAAATATGCGTTCGTTGCCGGTGAGATTTCTAAGACGCTCTTCGGCCGAACGGACCTGACGAAGTACGACTTCGGCGTGGCCCTCGCTCGGAATTGGTTTGTGGATTATCGAGGGGGGCTTAGTACGCGGCCCGGGTTTGAGTTTGGTGACTTCATCAAACACGAGGACAAGCCTACGAAGTTTGTCCCGTTTCAGTTTTCGCCGGACCTAACCAACACTTATGAACTCCTCTTCGGCCATCACTACGTTCGATTTATTCAGGACAATGCGTATGTGCTGGAGGATGAAGTAGAGATTGAGGCAATTGCCGGAGACATCTTCACTATTGTGGGGCATGACTTTGCGACTGGGGATTGGGTTAAGGTTTTTGACCTCCCTTCCCTCACCTTCTTTACGTATTCCGTGGAAGTACTTACTCCAGATACGTTTAATCTGGTGAGTGTTTTTGATGACACAACCCTTAACTATACTGAGCCGTATTCCGGGGGCGCGTTTGTGTCTCGAGTTTATGAGGTGGAGACGCCGTACTCTGGCGATGATTTGGAGGGTTTGCACGCGTACCAAATCCGAGATCTTCTCCGCCTTTGCCACCTAGATTACCCAATCTCGAACCTCATACGGCGAGACCATACTGATTGGTTTATTGAAGAAGAGACTATTGGGGGTTTGGTAGGAGCCCCTGGGGGGCTTAATGCGAGTGGGTCTGGCTCCGGGTCGAGTGAAATTGTCTGGTCCGTGACAGCCGTTTTTGAGGATGGTACTGAAAGTGAAATGGCGCCCCCTAAGCGTCTTTCAGGGATTGTAAATTATTCTGTGGAAAAAGGCTCTGTAACCTACAAATGGGACTCCATCCCTAACGCAATATATTACAATATCTACCGGTCTCATATCAGTTCCTACAGCGGAACTCCCAAGATGACGGCGGCGGCGCAACTCGGTTATATTGGAAAGTCTAAGGGCCTTTCCTTTACCGACGCTAACATTGTTCCTGACTTTACGAAAAGTCCTCCCAATCGTTACAATCCTTTCGCGCCGGGACGGATTAAACAGGTAATTGTGGAGACGCCCCCGGCGGGAAGCGTTCCTTTTTCCGTCGGCATGTATACTGATGGAGACGGAACGGACTTTAGCGGCTTTACTGTTTCTGATCCTGATGGGGCTTTGACCTCTATCCAAATTCTTAACGGAGGAAAGAATTACGAGAACCCTGTTTTCACCTTTGATAATACAGTTGGGTCGGGTTTTCGGGGAAGGGCTCAGATAAACCTTAACGGGCGGATAACCGGTGTTATTGTTCTAAACGGCGGATCAGGTTATGTAGACGGAAGTACTGTAACTGCGTCCTCTTCTCAAGGTGGTGGCTTCTTGGGGATGGCCAATGTTACAGGGGGTGCTGTTACCAGCGTTACTGTACTTAACCAGGGCAATGGATATCCTACTGACCAGTTTGGTCAGTTGTCTGTCTCGCTTAAAATATCCCAGTCCGGTCTTATCGGGGGGACATTCCTCGCGAAAATGACTCCTCTTTCCGGGACCTACCCAAGCGTCTCTACGATCTTTCAGCAACGTCAGCTTTACGCCGCTTCTCGAAATGACCCACTGACTTTTTGGGCCTCGCAGCCCTCTCGCTTCTCTAACTTTGACTACGGAGAAATTACTCTCGACAACGATTATTATGAGTATGAGATTGACAGTGCGTCTATTTCCCCGATCCTTCATCTATTCCCCTCTCGGGGTGGATTGCTGATGATGTCGCAGACGGGAATTTGGCAGTTGGTGGGTGGACCTTCAGGTCCCGTTACGCCGACTAACGCACTGGCTGACCCACAAACTTACACCGGTGTGAGCCGCGTTCCGCCCCTTCGGATCGGAACCGATCTCGTTTATATTGAAGGCAAGGGTTACGCTGTTCGTCTTCTTTCCTACAACGAGTTCTCTCGCGTTTACAGCGGCGAAGATAAAAGCATTCTGTCCAACCATCTCTTTTCTTTCGATAAACAAATATCCTCGTGGTACTTCGCGGAAAATCCGTTGAAAGTTATTTGGGGAGTTCGGACGGATGGGGCGCTGGTTGCTTTCACGGTTGTGAAGGAGCAGGACGTTTTCGCGTGGACGTGGGGGACGACGAAAGGGAAGTTTAAAACAATCTCGGGGATTGAAGAAAACGGGTTTGATCGAGCTTACGTGACCGTTGAGCGCATTATCAACGGACGGACTCGTAAGTATTTTGAACGGCAGGCATTACGTAACTTCGTGAATATCGAGGACTCTTGGTGCGTTGACTCCGGGCTTAAGCATGAGCCCCCTCCAGCGACTCAGCCCCTTACCATATCCCCGATCTATGAGGAAAACTTGGAACAGTACGTAACCCTCACCACGGAAAACGATTATTTCCTCGGAAAGGATGAGTGGTGGGTACGGGTTGCCGACGGCATCTTGGTTATTAAAGAGGTGTTGACGGGGAACGAGGCAAAGGCTTTTGTTATAGCTCCGCCGAAGAATTTTATTCCTGAGGATGAAGAAGGCCGGCACTTTAGTGTAGCTGCGGAAGAATGGACGATCGGACCTACTCAAAAGACGTTTGGGGGCCTTTGGCATCTGGAGGGGGAAGAGGTAGCTATTCAGGGAGATGGTAGTGTATTTCCACCTCAGCGAGTGGTTAACGGAAGTATAACTCTTCCTGATGCGGTGAGTAAGGTGACGATCGGATTGGGGTATGAAGCGATAATGCAGACTCTTCCGCAGACCGTGCAGGACTTGCCGATTGAGGCCCGGAGAAAACGGGTTGTGGGGGTGGGGATTAGACTGAATGAAAGCCGGGGTGTAGAGGCTGGACTTCGTCTCGATAACACTTATCCTCTTCGGGAGCGTACTATTGAGGCGTATGCCACCCCAACTCTCATGCTGAGCGGGATTAAGTATCAGATTTTGGAAACCGATTGGGACGAAAACGGACAGACGTATTTTGTGCAGCGTAACCCGTTGCCGGCTACGATCCTTGGCCTCGTCCCTGATCTGGAGGTTGGTGATGATACAGATTAAGGCGGTAGATTTTATTCCGCAGTTGTCTTATGCGAAATATTCCAAGCGAGAGGTTCTTCTCGGTGCGGCTAGCCTTGGGGATATTCAGAGGGCTTCCGAGGGGATTTGGGTAGTGACTTTCGATGATATTCCTGTGCTGGTCGTAGGGGTTATTCGCTCGTCTCTTCTTTCCGTACCGCGTCTTTGGCTCCTTGTATGCTCCACGTTAACCGATGGTAAGGTTAGCTATAACCTCCGGATGATTAAAAAGCTGATGGAAGTTGTTCCTATGTATTACCCGAAGCTGGAAACGTTGGTAGAAAATGGTTGGGGAGTCGGGGAAAGGTTTGCGAAGTTCGCCGGGTTTAAAAAGACTGAACAGAGAACGGAACTGTTTGGTCGTGAATTTAAAGTGTGGGAGTTTTAAATGGCTTTTCTAGCAGCAATTCCCGCCGCTATCGGCTCCCTCTTTAGCGGAGGTCTTGGCACCGCGCTTAGCGCTGGTAGTACGCTTTTGTCCGGCGTCGCTGCATATGGGCAGGCGCAGTATCAGGCAAAGGTAGCTGAGCAAAATGCGGCTATAGCGGAAGAAAATGCTAAGCGTGCTTCAATGCAGTCGCAGCTTGAGGCCGAACGTTCCGACCAGGAACTGGCCGCACTGGCCGGCCAGCAAGAGGCTATTCAAGGCGCGTCTGGACTTACCGGCCGTTCGCAGATGCTTACGCGAAGGTCTAGTAAGAAACTGGGAAGACAGGACGCGCAGAGGATTCGAGAAGCTGGACTGGCTGAGTCGAGTAACTTTATGCAGCAGGCGGCTGACTTTAAGAGTGAGGCAGCCTCAGCTAAAAGTTCTGGGATTATGAATTTGGTTGGTGCGGGCCTTGGGGCTGCGGGATCTTTTGTCGGGAGAGCTCAACCCACAAGGTCGGCTACAGCAGCAAGATTTAGAAATGACCCTTGGGTTCAAAATGGGGTTAGCTTGAGGAGGCGAACGGTATGAAGGTTCCAACACTTACTTCTAACCGTGTTGCGGCTCCGACTACTACGAGAGCTTATAGCAATGCTCGACCTAACATGGCGGGCGTGCAGGCGCTCGCGCAGGGACTTGGTGCGTTCGCAGCGCAGCTGCAGCAGCGAGAAGAAAAGGTTAATCGGTTCGGCGCGCTTACGGAACTCAGTAAATTTGAAACTGAGATGGCGGAGCATCTTGAAGAACAGAAACGAGGGGCTCCGGCGAATGGGGCGGGGTTCGCACGTTCCGTCGAACAGCAATATGATAAGTTTGCTGAGCGGTTTCTAGCGACTAGAGTCGCGCCGGAACTTCGGGACGAGTTTACTTTTCGCGCCCAACAGCTTAAGCAGGGGCTTGTCGGAAAAGCTCTTGATTATGAATACGCAGCGGGAGACTCCTTCTTCCGTCAGGGCGTTAAGGATATTTATGAGAAGGCGAGAAATTCCCTCGACCCTCGCCTTGGGGGCGACCCATCTCAGTTGGAGGTGTGGAAAGGAAGGGTTGCTGAGGCGGTTAATCTTACTGGCCTGACTGAAGCGGAAAAATATGAACTGAACCGAAATACGACGCAGGGGCTGGAGGCCGTTGTGTACCGAGCGGCGGTGGCGGCAGATGCTAAAAGCTATGGGGGGAATGCAGATGCCGCGAACCTGATTAAACGGTTTGAGGGATGGAGTGATAAAGCTTACTCGGATAAGCGTACAAGTACAGGTCAGCATGATGCGTGGCGTATTGGTTATGGAACTGATACGATAACGAAGTCAGACGGAACTGTTGTACGTGTTAATAAAGGGGATAAGATTAGTCGGGAAGATGCGGAACGCGATCTGCGTCGCCGTATTCCTGAATTTCAGGGGGTCATTGCTAAACAAGTCGGAAAGGATACTTGGAACGGGCTCCCGGGAAATGTTCAGGCAGCTTTGACCTCAGTCGCGTATAATTACGGATCATTGCCTAATTCCGTGGTAACGGCAGTTGCCTCGGGCGACGTGAATAAAATCGCGGGGGCTGTGGAAAACCTTAGCGCGAATAAGGAACGGAGAGCGGAAGAGGCGGCAATTATCCGTGGTGAAGCGACGCCTCCCTCGCCGCTGGATGAAGATGCTCGCTTCGCCAATGTCCCGTACGAAACCCGCGTATCCCTCCGTGAAGATGCTATGAGGGATGCCGCTGCAGAAGCTACAGAAGAAGCTAAGCAGCGAAAGGCGATGTACGAGAGCAATCTCAATAAGTTGCTGACGGACATTCATGACGGAAATGCGGGGCAGACTGAGATCGATCGGTTTAGGGAGTCAAATCCGGGGATGAAATTCTCGGACCTGACCTCTCTGGATAAGGCGCTGAAAGATTATTCCGAAGGCGTGGGACTGGCCTCAGCAACGCTTGGTCGGATTGAGTCCGGCTATCCCCTCGATCCCACTGACACGAATACGAAAAAAGGCTTGAATGCGCTGATAGGGAAAGATGGGATACAAGCGCTGTCGGAAGGTAATCAGGAATATGTTTCCTCAGCCTTGGTTCCGCTGGTGACTAAGGGTGGGGTTATTCCCTCTGACGTGGTTGGGCTGTTGACCGGAATGGTGAGAAGCAATAATCAAGGCAAAGCGCTCTTTGCTTTGGATACGCTTTCACAGCTTGCAGACGCCGATCCACGAGCCTTTGACTCACAAGTTCCGGACTCGCTTCAGGATGACGTGGAATATTGGCGGGCAAGGCGTGGACTTGTTCCGGATGATGAGCTGATGAAACAGCTTAATCCTGGTGTGAGTATGGAAGAGAGGCAGGCCCGTCAGCAGCTTCGGAAGGATGCGGACACGATCCTGTCGAAGATTGATACGGGGACGAAACTCCCAACCATCAATGGACTGGTTCAGCAGTTTGTGAAGAAAGAGGGAAGCTTCTGGTTCTCTTCTGACGCGCAGATTAGCTCCATCCCCTATGCGGCCGCAGCGATTAACAAAGAGTATCGCACGCTCTTCACTGATGCGTATGAAAGATACGGGAATGTGGAGGATGCGCAAAGGGTTACGGAAGAGAAGCTGGCGAAGCGCTGGAAGGTTACGGAGGTGGGCCAGAAGGTACTTATGCGCAATCCTCCCGAAGACCCTGCCACGGGCTACAAACCTTATAACGGCTCGTACAAGTGGATTACGGATCAGATCCGAACGGAACATAAACTGGGTAGCGAAGATTTCCAGTTGATCTCGGATGAAGAAACGGATCGAGAGGTTCGTCTGCGGAAGGCGGGGCAGTTGGATCGCCCGGTAAGTTACAAGGTGGTCTCGTATAAGGACGGGATCTGGAAAGAACTGCCCGGGAGGACTTGGGTGCAGGTTCCGGAAAAGGTGAAACGGGAAGATGAGGAATACTTTGATCGAAGGGCTCGGGCCTCTCAAGTTTCTAGAGAACTCGTAGAGTTGGGCAACCTTGTTAAGGCGGCTGAACTTGGCGGGCAAGATGTTCCGCAAGAGGATTTGGATGCCCTTGAGGCTCTTCGGAAAGAATATCATGAGTTGCGGAAGGTTCTCCGGGAAGAAAATCCGGAGAATAAGCGGCGGCTTGAAGGTGAGCGCGCAGCGCAGCTTGGGGCTGAAGTTGGAAGGATGGTAGGCAATGCCAATAATCGATGAGACCCCTTCGGGATTTAATATCAGCCCGCGTCCGGAACGCCCGGCTCAGCCCGACGTCTCCTTTATGGAGGGTTTTGGTGCGGGCTTTGCTCTCGAAAATGATGTGATAGCTGCCGTTGAATTATTGTCGAGGCCGGTTTATGAGCCGAAGCCGGATTATCTCTTAGGGGATGATCTGCGCCAATTCGACCGCGAAAACGGTACGGATTTTTTCGAGAATTACCGGTGGAATTTTACCGGGTCTCAGTCCCCGGAAGAAACACGCAGTATCATTGCCCGGATCATGGATGAACAGAAAAAGCGTGATATTGCATCTCGCGCAGGGTTTGCTGGTTTCGCGGGGTCTATTCTTGGTGGAATAATTTCTCCCACCTCTTTCATCCCGTTGATAGGACCGGCTACAAAGGCACGGACTGCGTGGCAGTTTGCTCGGGAAGCGGCATTGATCGGGGCGGGTGTGGGCGCGGTGCAGGAAGGTATGCTGCAGGCCGGACAAGAAACTCGAACTACTTCCGAGTCGGTGTTCGGGATTGCGGCTCAAACCGTTCTCTCTGGGCTGCTCGGCGGTGCAGTTGGCCACTTGACCGCGCGGGAATTTGATCAGGTTACGAAAGCCCTGAATGAAACAACGGCGCTCATGTCAACGGTGAGGCCGGTGGGGGCTGGTGCAGAAGCAGCTGCACCAGCGGTCCCGGATTGGGCTGCGCATCTAGCTTCTGGTGGCGTTACCGCCACCCGTCTTACTGACTCCAATGCCCTCACTCGTAACCCTGTTTCCTATAACGTTGTGCAGCCCATGCGGACGGTGCGGGAAGGGGCAACGGTGCGGCAAGTTCCTGTAGATCATCTGCAAAGTGAAGTGGCCAGAGGGGCTACCGTGCAACTGTCAGATGGCGGGTTCCGGTTTATGGGTCATGAAGCAGGTATACCAACCGCCCCTGGCGGTACCGTGGAAATGCGGGTGCAGACTCACTACAACGTTTATCCCTCAATCATAAACAAACTCGATGAGATGTTTATGGATTATCGGTTTGAGGGCAATGCCCCTAAGTTGGCTCCGGGACTTCGGGCAGGGCTTACCGATGTTATGGGACAGACTAACGGGAAGCTGACTAAGGCGGAGTTTAGGGCTGCGATTACCGAAGCATTGCGGAATGGAGATCAACATTCTATTCCGCAGGTAGCTGAAGTTGCTCGGACTATTCGGGCGGAGCTTTTCGACCCTATGCTTCGTGAGGCTCAGCGACTCGGACTTATCTCTAAGGACATAGACCTCAAGGGGGATACCTCGTGGGTGTTTAGGGATTATGATCGAGTTGCTATCAAGCGGAATACGCAACAGTTTGTAGAGGCACTGGCGAAAAATTTTCAGAAGCAACTGGAAGATGAGTTTGCGGAGTCCCTCTCGAGGTTTAAAAAATCGCAGGGAAGGGCTAAGGAACTGACGGAGGACCTGCAACGCCCTGCGAAGGAAGTAGAGCAGCTGAAAGAGCAGTTCTTGCAGAGATTGAAAGAGCTGGATGAGCAAGCTAATGCAGAACACGTTACGGCACTGGAAGATACGATTGCTGGATTGCGTGCTCAAGCTCGTGCTCTTCGTGGCGATCTTCGTAATGAGGCGGTAAGAAAACAGTTGCTTGCTGATGCTCGGGAAATGGAAAAGGCTGCGGGCGAGCCGCTCGAAAAGCTGAAGGCGGAGCGGGCTGATGTTCGTCGTCGCCTTCGCAACCTTAACCGTTCTTACGTGGTGATGGAGGAAAAGCACGCGAAGAAACTTGAGCGGATTGAGAATGCTGAGGACTTGAACGTTAATACGCTGCGAAGGGCTGTGAGGCTTGGGCAGCGGGTACTCCGGGATATAGAACGCTGGTCCGATGACAAGCTGGATGCTGAGGTCAGTAAACTGAAGAACCAGTTTGCTTCGGCCGCTGAGGTATACGATCGGGGCGTTGAAAGGATTGTGAAGCTCGCATCGGAAGATGAGGTTGATGCTGTTGCGGGGGTTCGGGCAGAGGCGCTGCAGGAGGCTCGGGCGGATAGACTGACGAAGATTGCGGAGCGATTGGAAGATGCCGAAAATCTTGATCGGAATGCTATTCGACAGACTATTCAGGAGATGGAAGACGAGGCCCTTGCCCGCATTCAGCGCATTGTGGAAAAGAGGGCAGTAAGGACTGAGCGTCTTCGCGCCCAGGCGGCTACTCTTGACCCCGCGCTGGTGACTAAAAGGATCGAGGAAATTAACGCAAAACAAGCTGCAAGGGAAGCAGACTTTCTTGATAACTGGCGGGTAAGGGGTGCGGATGATATAGACCTCGACGGGGGTTCGGCGACGTTCAGAGACTTCGCAAATGAAATGGCGGTGGCTGCGAAGGATCGGATTATGGGAACACATCTGCGGTTGCCGAGTGTCTCTAAGATGGCGGGGGAAACAAGAGGAAGTGAAATTGATCGTGTGCTCAATATTCCCTCGGAACCGATTAAAGATTTTCTCGAGAATGATATTGAGAAGTTGATGCGAACGACGCTGAGAACGATGGCCCCGGACATCGAGCTTTCTAAGAAATTTGGAAGCACGACTCTTGCCGACATCTTGGGGGATAAGGCGGCTAATATCCCCGGGTCCCTGGCCGACGAAATGAACATGCGGTTGGCTCAGGTTAAGGCACGGGCGGATGCGGCGCTGGAAAAAGCTAAGACGCCCGAGGAAAAGGCTAAGATTGAAAAGAGGCTGGCGAAAGAGCAGGAAGAAATTAACGATACGTTCGGTCTGTACCGAAAGAACTTGGAGGCGATGGTTGGGCGGCTGCGGAATACCTGGGGACTGCCGCAGGACCCGGAAGCCCTTGGCACTCGCCTTGGCCGGACGATGCTCAATCTTAACGTGCTTCGACAGATGGGTAACGTTATCGTTTCTTCTATCCCTGACGTTGGTCGGCCTGTTATGCGATATGGGCTGACTCGGGTTATGCGAGATGGGTTCCTCCCGATGATCGCCAACTTTAAGAGTTGGAATTTGTCGAAGAGAGAAGTTCGGTGGCTGGCTGGGGGGCTGGACGCCACGATGCAGTCTCGGGCCTCGGCCGTCTTCGATCTCCTCGACGATCTTAACAGAGGGAGTAAGTTTGAGACGACGATCGAGTATGCGTCGAGGCGAATGGGCGTGGTCGCGCTGTTCGATAAATGGACTGAGAAGATGAAAGAGTTCTCAGGTGTGGTTGCGCACGCTAAGCTGATGGACTCTGTTGATGCAATCGTTAACGGCGGCAGCCGTATTGACATTAAGGAAGCAACACGGTATCTTGCGGAGAATGGCATAGATGCGGATATGGCTCAGAGGATATGGAAGCAAATGGCGGAAGCTGGAGGTGCCACGAAAGTTAACGGCCTTTGGTGGCCGAATACGGCAGCGTGGTCCGACAAAGAAATTCTTCGAGCCTATTCCGCGGCGATTACACGCGAGGTAAACAACACCATTATCACCCCAGGCATTGATAAGCCGCTGTGGATTGACAGCTCGATGATGGGCCGGATATTGGGTCAGTTCAAAAGCTTTGCCTTCGCCTCCACCTCCCGAACGCTGATTGCCGGATTGCAGCAACGGGATGCTGCGTTTGTTAACGGCGCGTTGATGTCCCTTGCTTTCGGAGCACTTGGCTATTACGTGTATGGAATGAGTGTTGGCGGGAAGGTGAAAGAAGAGATGCTGAATGCCGGGCCGGAGAAATGGGCGGATGAGGCGATCAATCGCTCGGGCCTGCTTGGTATCCTTGCCGAGGTACAGTCGATTGCATCCCGTATTCCGGCTGTTGCTCCTTACGCTACGTTCAGTGGAACAAGGAGTACGCGGAGGGGTGGGGATGATTTGGTTGGGGCGCTGTTGGGTCCGAGCTTCGGCGCGGCGGAAAGTGCGGCCAATGTTCTTACAACCCTGCACGATCCGTCAGAGCACACCGTGCATCAGATGCGGTTGCTCCTTCCGTTCCAGAATGTGTTCTTCCTTCGGCAGCTATTTGATGTGATGGAAGCTGCCGTGCCCGTGAATGATTAACAGCTAGGTATGGTTATATGTCGATGACATAGGACCATACCAAACTCAAGGAACTTTGCCATGACAGTTGAAATTCAGACCAACTGGGTACGCCATCAGGGCAATAACATTGCCACGAAATTTCCATACACCTTCCGCATTCCTGAGTTTAGTATGGTTAAGGTGTCGCTGCAGGACGCGGCGTCGGGAGTTATCATTCGTGATCTCGATCCCGGTGAATATACTATCACGGGAGTAAGTCAAGATAACTATGATGGGGGAGAGGTTACTTATCCTCTATCCGGCCCCCCTCTTTCGGAAAACTTTTATCTGCTTCTGCAGCGGATTGCCCCATTCAAACAGGAACTGGATATCGAGAACCAAGGAGGGTTTTATCCGGAGAGTGTGGAGTATCAACTGGATAAACTGGAATTTCAAATTCAGCAGTTGAGAACAGCAACAGAGGGAGCCTTAATGGTCCCTCCGGGTGTTACACCCCCTTCTGTAGAACAACTTAATCAGTGGGTTATTGACGCTCAGGAGGCGGCGGAAGTTGCTCAGAGCGCGGCGGAAGCGGCGGAAGCGGCGGCTGCCGGTGTTGACCTCCCACCCGTCACCGCCAATACAATGCTGGTGGATAACCCGACCGGAACTGCGCGCGAGGCGAAGACGTTCGGCCAAGTTCGCGATCTGCTTGATCCGCTCAAGGATTTCGCAGCCGATGGCGTGACCGACGATACGGCCAGGTTTACGGCGCTTCGGGCGGCCTATCCAGCCACTGAATTCGATCTGAATGGCAAGACCTATCGCGTCACCGCCATCCCGCCGGGCAAGTGGCGAAACGGCTTCTGGAAGGTCGGCAACTTCCTCTATTCGGCGAGTCCCCTCATCAAGCGTGACTATTTCGTAACAAACGGCGCCAAGGTTTCGAACTGGCCGCAAGATCAGGCGCACAATGACTATGGTGTCAGATACGTAGGCTTCGGGTACGGCGATAACCACGCCACCGTCGACAACGTCGCAAAGCTCGCACAGAGCTCCAATCGCGGCAATTCTTGGGAAGAAGAAACGCTTGCGTCAGACCCTTCGTACTCGGTCTGGTGTGCCGCCATGGGCGTGCTTTGGGGTAGGCAATTCCGCGTCGACCGGCGCATGGACGGTAGCAACAACATCATTTCGATGAAGATGTTTCACAGGCATCTTCTGCGGAAATACAAGATGGCCGCGCCGTTCAACACGACAGCCGGATCGAACGTCGTACAGATCGTCTTCCCAGAAAACCACGGGCTGTTTGCGTCCGTCGACAAGATCACCCTGGCCGGCACGTATGTAGTCGATGGGGTGACGCTCGCCGCCGGCGACTACACGATTACGAGGGTCAACGGGAACACCGGGTCGATCGTCGGCGTCGGCAACGCAATTGCCGGCGGAAGCAACAAGCCGCCGACTGGCGGGCAGGTGGTCGGTGTCACGATCAAGAAAGGAACGACGTGGACGGAACTGACGTTCAATGGCGGAGCAGTAGACTTCGGCACCGCCGTCAAGGCGTCGAGCGGGCAGGCGAACCTACCTGTTACGGTCCAGTCGTTCGCCGGCTATTCGAACGCCCGCGCGCTCTTGGGTGTAGCTGGGAACGGCCATTTCGGGTTTATCGATCTGACAAATGTGTTCTCCAGCATATCGCCCCTGACATACCACCCGTTCACAACGACACCGTCGCGGACCGAACCTACCGTTTGCGTCGATGCTCACGACACCAGCGCGCAGTACGCCTACGGCATAGCGCGCACTCAATCTGCCGCGTACAAGATGATGTTCTATTGGGTGGAAAAGTTAACGACGACGTTCAATTATCATGAGAGCGAGTTCCCGTTCGAGATCTCTATCCAAAACCCATGCCCGATTCGCTACCACAAGAAGACAAACACACTCTATGCGTTCACGGCGAAGCGTCTACGCTCGAACAGTGATGGGATACTTGGTGTGGAGCAACTGCCAATGTACTTGCTCGTGGCTGACGCAACCGAAGCACGGGCGCAGGGGGCGGCCGCCTTCAAGTGCATTGAACTGGAAGCGAAGCTTCAGTCTGTCCAGATGGGATATTTCGGGTCCACCGACCCAGTGATAGCCATACAAACCGGCGTGCCGTCAATGGATATTGAAGGGGACACGTTGATCATCTACGTGGCCGAAGAGCAGTCTCGACTAAACTCTTCCGGTGTCGACGTCCAGCAGAGCAATATTCGAGCACTAGAGATCGATATCTCTAGGCGGGTCGTCTGAGTCTTGACGAGCCAGTCGGCCTATCGCCCGATGACAGCAGGCGCGTTCGCCGCGCGCCTGTAATCGTGAAATTTCGTTGCCAGTGCGTTTTCCGGTTCATCCAGGAGCGTGAACTTCACTGGTCCGACGAAGTGAGCGACGCGTGCCTCTCTCAAAGTACGTGAAGCAACCTTGTCCGTCAGCTCTGCGGGGAGTTTCCAGTTGTAAACGTGCGGCAGATATAGCTTCGGCTCTTCTTGACGATCATCTCATAAAGCCAATCATCGAGCAGGCGTTCCGGCGAAAAATCTGCATCTTCCTCGATGGCGGCTTGAGACGATGGGGCGTCTTCGATGCCCTGGGGCATCAGGATAAAAGCTGCCACCGTTGCAAACATGAAAATGGAACCAGCAATACCGAAGCCGTACCGCCAAGCGGGTGGTGATCATGCTGAAAGGAACTGACATGGACAAATATTATGTATACCGGCCTCTTCTCGACCTCATCAAAAAGTTTGAGGGCACCGTCGGAAATCCAAAAGCTCGGGGATATAATACGACACTGAGCTATGATGCGTATACGGGCGGCCCGGTCGATCTGGTCAAGATGACGCTAAAGCAGGTCGACGATCTGCAAGGTCGGATGCTGGCGCATCCGAAAAACAAGTGGAACTCGTCCGCCGCCGGGGCTTACCAGATAGTGCGTACGACAAAGCGCGGGATCGAGGCGAAGCTAAAGCTCGATAAGAGCCTGCTCTATGACGAAGATATGCAGGATCGCATGGCCTGTTATCTTTTGGGAGTAAGGGGGATTGACAAATGGCTGGCCGGCCGCATGTCGATGGATACGCTGCTGACAAATCTTTCGGCTGAATGGGCGTCCTTCCCGAAGCCAGACGGCAATGGCACCTATGCTGGACAGGGTGTTGGAGGAAAAGTCAGTGAAGTTAAAGCCGCATTGGAAGAGGTCAAGCGCCGACACCTCGAAGGTCAGCCGGCGAAGGAAACTGTCCCTCCGAAAGTGGAGAAGGAGGTGAAGAAGGAGACTAACCTATGGGGTTATCTGCTTTCTATTTTTGGCTCGGCCGGAGCAGTTATCCAGTGGCTCCGCGATCAGGATATAGGGGGGATTGTAGCTTTTGGAGGTATCGGGCTATGCGGCGTATTGATCCTGACTTTCCTTGGCCCGAGACTGGCCCGCTCTATCAAACAGATAAGAGAGGAGCTTCGCGCATGAGTCTTCGTCTCCTTTTGATCTTGGGTAGTATAGTCTCTGTCTTGGGATTACTTACCGCATCTCACATTAAAGCTTATCGAGCAGGGGCAACAGCGGAACGACAGGCGACCTTGGCTCAATCTGTTGAAGCTCTGCGCGAAAGGAATGCTACAAATGAGAAAGTACGCAATATGGATAATGCTGAGCTTTGTGCCACTATTGGCGGCGTGTTCACCGACGGTGTCTGCCAGTAACTGTGATGGATGGCAAAAACTAACACCTTCATCTGAAACACGTCAATTCATTATTCAGAACGATCGGTCATTCGCGCGAGATGTAGCCGCTCATAATACATTTGGAATTAGGCAGGGGTGTTGGAAGTGAAGGGAGAGAAAGAGATGGGAACGCCGGCTTGGGAATGGAAATGGAATATTAATACAGTTGCTATTCTCGTTACATTTATTGGAGGCTTTGTTGCTTGGGGTTACACCTTAAGCGCAATTCAAATCGGCCTGTCAAATAATGAACAAAAAATTATGGACCTATCGGCGAGAGTATCCGTTAACGAACTCGCTCTACGTCGAGTCGACAGCCACGAGTTGCGAATAACAAATATGGAGAAAACAAATGATACTACGTTTTCTTCGGTGAGGGCGTTGGAAAAGACGTTGGGAGATTTAGCCTCGGACGTGAAGGTGACAAAGGAAATTTTGCAAAGGCTTGAGGCGGCTCAACGCCGCCCCTAAGCTGCCCTCTTTCCTCTGGGGATATAACCCAGTCCTCCCCCTACAAATTGCTTTTCCAGTAACTTCGCCCTTTCCATAACTTCCAGTATCCGGCCTACGTTGTGGGCCGGTACTCGCTCCTGAAGGAAGTTGATTAAGCGGTGCTCGAGTACGGGCTTGTTCTCCTTCATGTAAGTGGACATGGCGTAGTGATATGCTTCATCAATGGCCCGAGCGTCCGCTCCAATCTTCATAGACTTGAAGATGTCGGGCATAAAGGTTTCGACCTCTGCAAGCCAATCCAACGCTTCTGCGACGTGCTCTATTGTGATCACGGGCTCATCGGTGGATGACGCAGATGCGATTGTGCAAAGCTTGAGCAAGTGCGCTGCGCGTCGGGCGCAATAGCCGATTAACTTTGGATGGTCCGGCGACGGGGCTCCGCCTGTCTTTGCCCAAGCTCGGATAACTTCTTTCGCTTCATCAGTAATTTTCCTTTCCCCCCAAAGGGAGTAGATGTGTTTGATGTCGTTTTTGAGATCAGCGTAAAGCTTGCTCTCGAATTGAAGTTCATCGAAGAGATCGGTTTCAACGATTTCTCCGGAGTAAACGAGAATGACGCGGGACATAAAACCCTGTTCCCACGCACCTTCTGGCAAGAGGTTGGTGAGCTGCGCGGGGGTAGTGGCGGAGAAGATTGAGAGCTGTACATCGGGAATGTCGATGGAGAGTTTTGCGGTGCGCCGTGTTTCACTGTAGTGCTTGCAATCCCAAAGGTCGGTGAGGGTGGACATGAAGTCGGCCTCCCATGAGGGGAGGAAGACGGAGAACTCGTTGGGAACGACGGTGAGGGAGTTGAAGGTGTTGACAGAGGGGATTTCCATAGGGCGAACTACACGACGCTGAGCATCGTTAAGAGCATCTATGAGGGAAGCTTTGGTGACGGAGGTTGGGGAGATAAAGAATGGGGTCTCGGGGGTGCGAATGGAACGGAGGAGCTCATCTACGATGTTGGTTGCGAGGGACTTTCCGATCCCGGCGGAGCCGACGCAGATGACGAATTGATTTGCAAAGAGTTTTCCTTTCGCAGTTCGTATCCATACCTTTCGCTCAAGAGCAGCACCAACAGTAAAGATAGCCGCCCACTTCCGGTATAGAGTGGGTGACCCTTTATTGCTTGTGTACTCCATGAATGAGTCGATGAAGTTAGGTAGTTTACGAGGCATTACAAACCTCGCAAGCTGAGCTTGAACTCCTTCTCTTGTCTCTTTCGATCGTCATGACCTTTCCATTTCTTGAGCCCGTCCGGGTTTTCTTTCTCGTCATGGTAGCCCCAATTCCAGCCAGTCATTGCTTCGGTCGGGACAACAAACTCGCGCCCCTTCGCCAGCGCCAAATACGTTTTCAGTGTCTCAAGTGCCCAAGGCACTATCTCGTCTTCGAGTTCTTCGGGGTACTGGAAAAGGATTGAGTCGTGAACTTGGACGAGGAGTTGGACTCGGTTGGCGCGCCAAAGGTTAAGAATGCCGGTGTTGATTTCATCTGCTGTCATTGATTGGGGTTGATAGGCTACTGCTTCACGGCGGGTTGCGGCCTCTTTCGGACGCCCGAAGAAATACCTGCGACGGCCGAAGGGGGTGGTGAGGAAAGAGAACTGTTCAAGTTCATAGAAGATTGTTTTGTGCCATTCGGGAATGCAGGGAAGGGCGGAAAAATAATTCTTCTGGAATTCCTCCACGAGTTTGCGCGGAAGTTTAGAGTGGGACGCCATAGTTGGAGGGGTGCCGAGATAGTTACTGCCGTGGCCGAGGACCTTTGCATTGTCTCGGTAGGTCTTGTGGCGGTAGGCGGGCTGGTCTGCGATTTCTCTATCCGACCAAGGCCGCCCGTCTTCATGGACTAGCTCGCCCCATCCAAGATTAGGTGAGGCCATCTTACACACGTTGGTATGAAGATCCCCGCTTTCGCAGAGGTCTAGATAAGCCCCGGCCCATTTTTCCCCGTGCGACTCAACAAACGCATTCCAGCACAAGGCCCCGACGTTGCGGCTATCTGCCTGCTCTAGGTCGAGGTTGGCGAGTTTGTATCCTGGATCAGCGACGAAGACGGAACGAAGCGATGCAGTTACGTTCTGCAAATTTGTGTTTCCTGTCACACTGATAAAACCGTTTTCTCGCACGAGCCAGTATGTTGAGGGAACTTGCGGACACCCGACTTTTCCCTCATAGGGCGTATATCCCCAATGCTTTCGGAGAACTTGCACATGGTCACGGGGCTTTACATTTACAGAATAGATAATGCTTTGATTTCCATAAGCCTCTTTACTGTTTTTAGACAAGCGCAGAGTAGTGCCGTACCCAACTAAGTGACATAGAGTTTGAAACCACTTTGCCTCTTCTTTATCTGCGGTGTAGAAGATAAAGCTGTTGCCGCGAATGTGAGCATCCCAATATTTTGCTTCATCCACCAAAGCTCTTGCGCTCTCGTAAGTAAGATCGAGTATCCACGGACCATAAGTTTTCGGCAAGTTTATATCCGCGTAGATTGTATATCTGGAATAGCCTGTACGGTTAGTGTTTACCTCGTTGTAAGTAATTCCAGCCTCTTTCATGAGTTTAAAAAACCTAACCAACTTTCGGTCTTTCTTCCACGAGGCTCTCCAGACAGTTCCCTCTTTACTGCAATCCGCCATAAGCATTGCGAGATATGCAGGAACTGTTTTCGATCCGCCAACGTATTTTCCGGCTACTGGAATTTGTCGTTGGCTGTAGTTTATAAAAGTATCACGGGCGGTTGTTGTTACAGATCGCCCTTTATAATCTTTTGATAAGACTCGATGATCTGGAGTAACTGTAAGGGTAATTTGTTCTGTAGTGTAAGATATTAGATCGCCAGAAAAATCTTCCCAATGAAAACTAGCCGGAACAAACTCAACAGCCCCGTTATTGTACTGAGCTATAATATCCCCATCTTTAAGGTCTTTCAACTGTTTCCAGCCGAAAGGTGTTAACGCCTCGGCTGTGGGTCTAACACAGCCCGTACCAAAATCGCTGACAGAGCTTGCAAACCTGCCGGTGTTAGTTCCGGCAATGTTAAAGTTTGACCGCATCCGTCCGTCAGGGTCAATTCCAGTTTCAAGGAACCCGATGGACTTTCCCAGATCTCGCATTGCGAGTAGATAGTTGCAGATCGGTTCCGCGATATAGTAGACGCTGAGAGCTTCGATAGCTTCTCGGTTACTGCTACGCGCATAGACACCTTTTGAGTTCCTCTTCTTTTTCTCGGGCAAGCCCATCACATCGTAAAGCAAGTTGTTAAGCTGCATCGGGGACCGCCAGTTGATAGGCTCAATACCGATGCCTTCGCGCTGTATCGTATCAAAGTTTTCCTGCAGCACCGCAAGCTTCTTACGCATCTCAGAAAGAACCCGATGCTTACGGGGCTGATTAACAAGGAGTCCCCGCATAGACATTTCGAGGACCGGAGCTTGCAAAGCTTTACTGAACTCGTAGGTGGAAAGAGCTACGTTGTCGAGCATGGGGGAGAGGTTCTTACGGACCTCTTCCGTGACGCAACAGTCCAGCCCATTATAAATCCACAGCGAATGGTTTTCAGAAAGGGCCGACTGTTGGGTTAGTTCAGCGGTGTCGATTATTCGTGCCAACGAACGACTCCATCCTTAGAAACAAATCCACACTCAATCCCTGCATCGCGGGCGAAGGTGTATTCAGCGGTTACTCCCTTGGACTCTTTCCAACCCGGAATGTCGAGGATGAGGAACTGGTCCGCACGCCTGATCATATCGATGTTGTAAGATTTCCAGAAGGCGAAGTCGGTGGGTAGAGCGTAGCGCTCGGCAAGAGCGTGGCAGTGAACGATGGGGCTGTAGATGAAATAGCCCTGCTCAATGAGTTGGGCCGTGACCTGCTCGACCAAAAGGAACCGGGTCTTTTGGATGAGGGGATCGGGGGAGGAGTAGGGAGAAGCGAGATAAAGCAAGTTAATCTCCTTTCTTAATCGTGTCAGTCTTACGCATGAATTTCCAGCTCGCCTCGTCGGTGTAGATGGAGGCGAGAAAGCCGAGGCCCTTTTCCATTTCGGGCTGGAAGGCGTGGTGCATGAGCATGGTGTCTTCTACGGCGTTGGGGACTGCGATGCCATAACGGCGCCATAGAAAGTGAATGTCGTAGAGACCGTTCTGAAAGACGGAAGGTTTCTGGCACCAGCGCCGGACGAAATTCCACGCGATTAGCTCGGACTGGAGGTCGGGCCAGTAGTTGTTGCCGGGATAACCTACGGCGTAGAAGGGGATGACAATAGCCACAGAAGGGTCAGGCGCGAAACCGATACAAGTAATTTGGTCCCCCTTCGTTTCAATATCGATGGAGAGGTTGGAAGCGTTTTTGACATATTGATCCTCAAAGAGTTGGAGGTCGGCAAGGGTGGGCTCGATCCAGACGGAACGGGAGGGGCGGTTGACTTCGGGGCTTTCACTTTCCCTCTTCGCTTTATCCAGATCGTTGATGACGATCGGGCGAAGAGTCCATTCGCGGGCTACAGCTGCGGGGTGGTAGGTAGGGAGGACTTTGAACGTTCTTCCAAGGTGCTGTGACACATTCGAAGGAGTTCCCGCAACTGACCCACGTATAGCTCGTATGCCCGAGGACTGGAGCAAAGCCCATGCGGCGGTTGCGCCAAACGCAACAATGACGTTGGGTTGCTCGCGTTTAATTTCGTCAAAGAGTCGATCAAGTTCTCCTGCAAACTCTTTACGAACATACTTTCCCCGGATGAGTGCGGGAAGGCCGGGGATAGCCTCGGCCTTTGATCCACAAAGATTGGCGACATCGTTGGATGGCTTTGGACGGAGGTTGAAGACGTTGGTGATGTAACAATCGCTGCGGTTGATGCCAACGATTTTTAACATGCCGTTGAGGATGAAGCCGGAGGTGCCGACGAAAGGCTTGCCTTCTTTCTCCTCTTCAACCCCCCAAGTCTCCCCCACCAGCATAATGGTCATACCAGCTCCTTTGCCAAGACGTTAACATCAGCTTTTGGCGAGGAAATCTGTTCCCGCTCATCGAGCATAGCCTTGAACAATAGCATATAAACGATGATGTCGTCAACGCGGGAAGAGAGGGACTCCAAACGCTTTCGCTCCTTTCCGGAGCCTAGGTCATGAACGAACTGAATGATCGCGTCCCAATGCTTCGCGCAGTAGACAGCCCAGACTTGCTCGGGGAGAAGGCCAAGAGCGGTAGCGTTGCGCCGGAAGTTTGCGAGGCGGTCGTCGTCCCCCGCGTACTCACCCCCCTTCAGTTCGGAAAGTTTTAGGATTTCCCCGAAGGTCTCTTTGAGAAGTCTGTTGTAACGGTCATGAGGATACTTCATCTTCATCTCCATAGTAACGAGTGACTGCGGTGGTGTAGAAGTCCAAGGACTTTTCGATGCCGAGGACGGTGGGGGCGCCAAGCGCTGTTGCGGCTTTAAGAGCGTTGCCGCTGCCGCAGGTGGGATCGAGGACGAGGGAGTATTCGTCGCAGACCATTGACAGGAAATGCTTGAGCATCTCCACAGGCTTCTCGGAAAGGTGAATGCCGTCCGGCCCTTTCTTGCCGGGGAAGGCAAAGGAGTTGCTGCGGGCACCGACTTGCGTTAACTTCCTGTCCCCGCGTGAGGCGAAGAAGGCGGTCTCGTAGGTACGGCGGGGTCCGCGCTGAGGGTCCGGGGCGATGCCAGCGTTGTCGCTCTTGTGCCAGATGAGGGGGAAGGGGTTGACCTTCCATCCCATCCGCTCCAGCCAGTCCTTCGTCACATGGTAGTAGTCCATGCTGAACCAGAAGATAAGGTGGGCGGAGGGGGCGACGACGTTGCTCATGGACATCTCCAACGTGGAGAGGAGGTTGAAGTAGATGTCCTTGCTGTCCTCGTAGTACTCTTGGATGCTCGAGTTCTGCCGGGGGCTGTCCGCTACGTTGATACCGTAGGGGAAATCGCAGTGGATGAGGTTGAAGGGAGTGCCAGTGTAAGCCGCTGCCCACTCGTGGAAGTCCTCGTTGATGAGAGGGGCTTTAGGTTTCGTGGGCTTCTCTTCTTCCTCTTCTTCAACTGTTCCGGTGAACAGAGTTTCAGTTGCGGAAGTTAGTGCCGTGGCTCGCTTGCGTTCGTTCGTACGCTCGACAAGATTACGGGCGACGGAAAACTTTTCCGCCTTAGCCACTCGGTCGTTGCCCTCGAGGATTGCTTCGGCGACCTGAAGCTTTCGAGAAAGTTCGGATTGGCTGACGCCGAGATTCACGGCGACTTCATCCTGCGATGCCCCTTCATGCTCTTTTCGGAGTCGGAAATATTTTTCCATGGCAAGGCATTCGTCCTGCCAAGTCAGGTCCACCCGCTTGATGTTCTCTTCAAGTTCGATGACGGCGAGCTGGAACTCGTTAAGATCTTCAACGAACTGAACGGAGATGTTTGTCCATCCGAGGGATCGGACAGCAGTAAGACGACGTTCGCCGGCGACGAGCACCCCGTCCTGCGTGATGACGATGGGGTTGATTAAGCCGGTGCGGTGGATGGACTCGGCCAGTTCGTCGATGCCGACAAGTTCCCGACGCTGTCGCTCGTCGCGGTTGACGATGATGGAGGAAACCGGGAAGGACCGGAAGTTACCGCTTACCATTTGCGAGGTCCCTTATGCGCTGAAGATCGTTAAGGCGAATGGGGAGTAGACCGTACTCACTGAACCCGTTCTTGTAATGGACTTTGCAGTAGTCGAAAGCCTCGGCTTCGTCAAAGACTCGAGCGTCCGACATCTGGTTGGTGAAGTGACCGCCCGGCGATAACCAACCCTGCGCGCGGGTGGACCACAGGTAAAATTTTTCGCTTTCCATTTTGGAACTCCTGAAAAAGGGGAGGGGGCCGAAGCCCCCTTTAGATTAGTCGAGAGGAGCCGTGCGGCTGATGTTCGCGTGGAACACGTCCGCATCGTTCTTGTCCTGACGCCATGCGATGGTGCCGAGGAACTCACCGCCGACCGAAGCGTTGATGGCCTGCGCAATGCTCATGCCCTCTTCGGCGCACTGAACATGCTTCTCGAAGAACTGACGGACGCGGAAGAGGGTCTTCTCGAACTCCGCCTCGTCCTCGAGGTTGAACATGAAGCGCACCGACTGCATGATACCGTCGATTTTGCCTGGGTAGTCGGCGACCTCAACGTCGTCGAGAGCCTCTACCGCGCGAACGCTGACGTTCAGGATTTCCCACTTCTCGTCGGAGCTCTTGGAAAGCTCGGGAAGCTTCAGGATCTTCCAGCGGTAGGTGCCGACCGGCGGAAGCGGCGGACGCTCGATCTCTTCGACTTTCTTGTCAGCGATGGAGGAAAAGGAAAGTGCCATTTGTGTTTTATCCTAGTTGAGGTTGAAAGAGCCGTTAAGGTGGCTAGCCTACTGTCCGCGCAGGTGTTTGAATAGCGTGGACAATCCGGTTTCCAAAGGAAGCTCGCGCTCGACCGAGGGGTTGGGGACCTTGAGGTCGATGATGCCGGTCGGCATTGTCTTAATCTTCCGTTTGGTGTTGGTACCCGAGCCCTGGCTTTCCGCCAAGACAAGAGTGTTGAAGTACTTGGGAATGGTGGGACCGAGGGCCGAGCCGATGAAATTGGCATAGCCCTTATTCACGCCTTCAACTATCTCTTTGTAGTTGATGTGGCTGATGACGATCACGTTCATTCGGAATGACTCGCCGGTGAGCATGGCGATGGTGGACTCGACGGCCTGCTGTGCGGAGAAGTACCACTGGCGAGGGTCCTTGGCCATCGGGTTCATGCCCTTCGCCCATTCAAAGGCAGAGCGCCCGAAGGCCGATCCACTATCGAGGACGAAAATGGTTTCTTCATCTTCAATCTCTGACCACTTCGTCAGAATTTCTAGGGCCGCGACGAACGCCTTCGGCTGGCCTTTGATGATCGGGCCGGACTTGCTCGCCCGGTATTCGTCGCGCAGGGTTTCGTACTCCACGTTCTTCAGTTTATCCGGACACTGCTGCCGGGCGAAGTGGACGAGGGAGTCAAGGCCGTTGTCCATGTCCAAGATCTTAAACCTGTAGCCATCGGCTAAGAGGCTGACGAGGGAGCCGGTCTTGCCGGTGCCACTGTCGCCGATGTAAACAAGTTTGGTGAAGCGGGAAGACTGATGTTCGTCAAGCGTCGCCATCGGTTAAAGTCTCCTTGAGGTTAGCGGGGAGTGAGAGGGTCCCAACGAGGTCCACGGATATACTTGGCTTTCAGAAACTGTTCACGAACCGATGGGGCACGGGAACAAATGTCGCGGAACTCACAGCCGCCGTAGTTGCCGCAAGAGCTTCGGTTCATGGGGAAGAAGTTTTCCCTCGTCGCCTTTCGTGCCACCTCGATATGGTACATAGTGTGGTCGTACCACTCGTTGAGTTGGGCTTCGACTCGGAAGGTGAAACCCCGCTCGAACCGACTGAAGCCGACAGCGATTTGCGCCGCATCGATGATCACGCCCTTAACAGGGATGCCGTAGGCTACCTTACCTGCGAAGGTGTACATGGACATTTGAGTGTCCGGGTTGAACCCCTCGAAGTAACGTTGAGTGATGGTAGCGCCTGTGGTTTTCTGGTCCTGAACGTAAGGGTCGCCTGCGTAGACGCCGAGTCGATCGAGGTGACCGGCGAAGACGATGCCGTTGTCAACGGGGAGGGCGAAGCTGTGTTCGACAGCGGGAACTCCATCGGAAAGGATCAGGGTGGAAACGGCGTCGTCCTTGCCGAACTGCTCCAAGTACCAAATGATGGTGCGGATGAGGTTGGCTCGGGTCTTTACGTTGTGGTCGGACTCCCAAGGAGCTCCTTCGGCAGAAATCCCTGTTGCGTTACAAGTTTCACAAGGGGTCACAGCTTTATCAACTCTACCCGCCCACGGATTTTCCTCGGCAAACTCTGTGGTAATATCCAGCTGTCCCTCACCCTGACATTCTTTACAGATCGGTCGATCCCACGTATCCTCCAGTGCCTCCTTCACCACGAGGTAAACCGCTTCGTCATGGTCGATGCCGAGGGCAATGTGCTTGTGGTAGTGTTCGAGGGCGGTGGCGTAATGCTGGCCAAACCGGAGGTGGACGGAAAGGGTTTCGGGCTGCCATCCGTCGATCATCTTCAGCTTGTATTTGTAGAGGCACTCTTCGGCCAGCTTGATGCTGGTGCTGTCCCATCCGAATTGGATGCCGGAGGCGTCAAAGGCTTTAGGTTGGGTCATCTTCGCCTCACAAATCGATCTTGAGATCGAGGGTATCGGCAAGCTTTTCCACCTGCTTCTGCTTCTCGGTCTTCGGTTTGGTGGAACCAGCTCGGAGGTTGCCAGCGTTGAATGCGTGGCGGGACTTCCGCATCTCAGCGATGATCGTCTCGATGTCCTCGCGAGTATGGGTGAGGGGGTCGCGGGCCATCAGTTCATGCAGGTCGCTCATAGTTTCACCTCCGTCTTAACATTCACGGACCGTTCCTGCTCCACCTTGGCGATGAAGTTGCGGACGATCTTGCGGATGATGGGGCCAGCGCCTACGTCGGGGAAAAGCTCACGGAGCTTATCGTAGTCGCCGGGGAAAAGGTTCAGGGTATGTTTGGAAAGGTCTTCGTCATTCTTCGCCATCGCGGGCTCCTTTAGTCTTGACGATCCACAGGTCTTTCCCGTTAATGGGACTGATCACGAAGGACAAGGACATGAGGTCGGGATCGTCCTTGCGAAGGGGATAGAGTTTTTGCCGCAGTCGTTCGGCATCATCGGTTTCAATGACGACGCCGAACTTACTGCGAAGGGCTGCGTAAAGCAGCTCTAAGAGCGGCAGCTTACTCATGCAGCGTTATACGGACATGCGGCTTGAGGGTGCCGAGGAAGGAGACGATCTCGCAAGAGACTTCCCCTCCGTTGGCGAGGTGCTCGGCGGTCTCGGAATTGGACTCGCGGGAAATGAAGCCGATGAACTCGCCGGAGGCGGGGTCGATGACCTTGACGGCGTTGGAGTCGTAGGGGTTTTCGGGATCGGCTTCGAGGTTGAGGCTGTCGCCAACCTCAAGCGCGCGCATGGCGTCTTTGGCGGAAGCAGGGCGGAAGGAAATGCCAACTACAGTTGCGAAGATTTCCATGGAGAACCTCAAACGTTTGAACGAACTGCAGCGTCTTTAGCTTCGAGAAGCTTGCGAAGGGCGACGGTGCGTTCCGGGTTTCGGGGACAGGTTTCTACAATGAACTGAGCAGTCAAAAAGAACTGCTTACTCACCGACTGTAGGAAAGGTGGGAGATGGGCGTAGTGAAAATATCGGAGGATTGGATCAGCCGAAAGTTGGTCTTCGGTAAACTCCCCGGGGGCTGGATGAATTTCCGACATTAGAAAATCCTTTCTGAGAAGAAGCGGGGCAGGGCCGAAGCCCCACCCCTTCAGTCTAACAACAAACGGAGGAGAAAGTGTTAGACGGAAACTCCGCCGATGGACTCCATGAGCGTATCGGCTGCCTTCTTCTTGGCATCGACGTTCTTCTTCGCCTGCTTGACGACGCCCTCGCTGGTGGCGATACGCTCGATTTCGCTCTCGATCTTGTCCTTCCACTCCTCGTCAGTGAGGCCCTCGGGTGCCGCGGTGAGCTTGCGGCCGTCCTTGGCGAGGTGGTTCTTGAGGAGTTCGCGGGCGATGGCGCGGGCTTCGCGCTCGTACGGATCGAGCTTACGGGACGCGGCGACGGCTGCGAGAGTGAACTCATAGGCAGAGTCAACCTCGGCGACGTAAGCGACGATCTCGGAAAGATCGGTGCCGGCTTCCTGCATCTCCTTCACCTTGGCCCTGACGTTGTTGCCGATGTTCTCGGAACGAGTCTGGTTCAGGGCACGGGCTTCGGCTTCATTGATCGTGTGGCCTTCCGCATATGGCTGGCGAATTTCGAAGGTGAGGCCGTTGATCGTTTTGGTCTTAGTGTCTGCCACGGGAAACTCCTTTGCATGGCGTTTGGGATACGTCCGCACAATATCATATTGGACGAACGTGTCAACTGGGTTTATGAGATTTAGGTATGGTCCGATGTCATGGGCATACGGCCATATCAGTCTCAAGTATCTACAAAGTCTTCAGTCTTTATGTAGGTTAAGGTCTCCTTTGCTCTGGTGATGATGACGTAGCGGAGGTTGGGGTCCTGCCCCTTCTCCCCCACAAGATGTTCGTCGAGGAAGAAAACGTCCCGGAACTCCAGCCCCTTAGACTTGTGCCCAGTCATAAGTTTGAGAGGGCCTCGGGAGTTGAAGACGTGCTGAGCGTAGGCCATGGCTTCGCCGAGGTCCTTGCCCTGCCGGGCGAAGATGCGGAGGCACTCGGCCCGATCCCGGACCCCATCTTCCCCTCGGTTCTTTGCCTTCTTCAGCTTTTCCTCTTCCCAGTCCGCGATCCTCTGCATCACGTCATCTTGCAGAAGGGACTCGGGACCGAGCTTCTTCATCAGCTTGAGCAAGCTCTTGCCAATGTCATTCCCGTAGAGTTCCGCGTACCGACCGTTCTTCAGCAACTTAATAGCGAAGTTGAAGAGCGGAGCGTTGTTGCGGCAAATGACCGCGGAGCCGTCTGGGATTTCATTCGCGGTGTAGGACTGCCACGTCCGGACTTCCCCCTCCTTCGCCCATTCTGGCCACTTCATTTCAGGGGCACGGAAGCGGGCGTGCTTCACCACGGTGACGGGGCAGCGGAAGCTGATGCTGAGGGGAAGCTCACGCATGGAGAACTCCTCGCGAAGGAGGGACATACTGTTCTCGTGCGCCCCTCGGAAACCGTAGATGGCCTGGTTCTCGTCGCCCACCGCGATCAGCCGCTTCTTCACAAGCTTGCGAAGCATCGCGTGGTTTAGAGAAGAAAGGTCCTGGGCCTCGTCGATGAGGACGAGGGGGAAGCGAGGGAATGCGCCGTGGAAAACGGTGGGCATGAGGATCTGGTCGTTGTAATCACACTTGCCCTCGAAAGCCATCTTCAGTGACACCAGCGTCACCTCGATGATGAGGTCTTGGAGGTAGTCGGGAAGCTCTTCATCGAGGTGGCCGAAGAATTCCTCGGTGTCCATCAGGCGCTTGGCGCGGAAGGGCTGACCGTCGTAATGGCCAGTGGGAATGAAGCCGCAAGCTTTGCCAAAATCGACCGTCCGCATGAGGTCGGCGAGGTTTTCATACGCCTCCTTCTTTAGAAACTCGTCGTTGGTTTTGGAAAGGATCTCGGTGAAGATGTCGTAGGTTTTGGAGGGGTTGATTTGGAGACGGCGACCGATGGCCTCGCTCCATACACGGTGCCCAATGCTGTTCAGGGTTTGGGCCGTGCAGTTGTTTGGCAAACGCTCCTGCATCTCAGTTGCGATGCGCTTATTAAAAGCGAGGCAAAGGATTTGGGTGGAGGGAAGGGCCTCGGCGATGAGGACGAGGGTGGAGGTTTTGGCTGCGCCGGCGAGGGCCCGGATGAGGAGGTTGTCGTCCGAGGATGCGGATGCCTCAACACAAGCGAGTTGCTCGGGGGTGGGGGTGAAGCTCATTCGTTTCGTTCCTTTTCATGGACTAAATAATCATTGGCCTCTTCTATTAGATAGGCCCAATAAGGGTCATATTTATTGGCCCGATTTCTGACTGAACTCGAAATTGGTTTTCCTTTGCTTCCGTTTCTTTTTCGCCAATAGATTTCATCTACGTCAGCGTAATATTCTCCGGTAAAGGAGTCGTAACCAAAAGAAACTTCAGCTATTACGGGAAGGCTGCCTAGGATAGTTACAGGACACTCAGGCATCGTCAAGCCTATTTTCTAGGTCGCGGATTTGGTCCTCAAGTTCGGCGATCTTATTTGCGAACTCTTGGTTTTGTAGGCGGAGAGTTTCGTTTATGTTTCGGACCTCATCGATCTCTTCTGAGGCTTTAGAAATTGCTTCGCGAAACCTGTAGATAATATCATCAGCCGCATCTTCAAATTCGGCTATAGCTCGATCAAGATACGGGCAAGACTCCTGTGGTTCATTCAGATATGCCATCTTTAATCTCCATTCCGTTATAGCCGTGATAACTACAGTTGTTTGTTACCAAAAGAGACTCTTTGCCATCCTTATCGAACCAGTTATCATAGTCATGAATGGTAAAGTGGTGAGTATCGCGAAGGGGCTCTCGGCTCCGGTGGCTTATTCGGAAGTAGTAGAGGCCCGGAAGAGGAGGGGAGCCCCATAAGCGATGAAGCTCCATCCAGCGGGCTTGGGATAGAAGGGGCTCGATCTCGAAAGCGTCGGAGATCGCCCACTCCTGATATGGTTCGATGTAGATGTGGGCGCCGGTGCGGATACAGGGCATTTTTAATCTCCAAAAGTTACGGGAATGGGGGTGAGGTCTACCTCCGGGCCACCCTCCCAAACGTTGCGGTAAAGGTCCTCCATCCGAGCGTAAAGCCATTCACTACCGCCGTGCAAGAACCCCTCCATCCAAGCTTCACCAAACCACAGCGAGGTTCCGTCGCAATAGCATCCACCCTCGATGAGGTCACAAGAGCTTTTATTCTGACCTTCGTAAGAGGGGTCAAAGGAATGATAGTCGATGGAGCATAAATGTGGCTGCATTAGATGCTCAAGAGCGCCGAAAGGATAGGTGCTATATGTGGTGAAGGAGGAAAGTTGAAGATGAGGAAGAAACCACGAAGTGAACATGGTGATGCTGATGGCGCCTTTCGGCCCCTTGATCCACCAGTACATTCGCATCGCTCCGATGCCATAGTTGCGTGGATGGTCTCGCCCATCGTAAGAGGGAAGAAGTTTGAAGCCGCGTTCCATCAGAACTCCTCCTCATATTCCACGCCGCGAGTCGGCTTGACTGACATTGCCTCGATGCGAGGTGGGGCAAGTGCTACCCCTGTGTAGCGGATGCCGGCGCAGAAGTCGCTGACGCGCTGCAGCGCCTCCTCCATCGTACGGGCACGGACCTTGTGGTTGAAGGTAACATCGTTGAGGTAGAAAGTGACGTAGAACATTTTGGCTCCTTAGAAAGGCATCTCGTCGTTGTCGATGGTTTTGGAAGAGTCGTAGCCCAAGAGGGGCATGGGAGCGATGTTGTGGATGGCGTTAGCCATCTCAGCTTTTTTCGCTGCCATGTGGTTGTTGATGATGGCGAAGACTTTCTCGCAAAGCTCTTTGTCGAGCTCCAAGCTCATGGTTCCGCCGTCGAAAGAGATTGAAGCTGTGCCGGAAGGGGTGGAGCCGTAGTTGGTGATGGAAACGGAGATGATTTTGGTCATAGCTTGAACTCCAGTTCGTCGATGTTGATGTCAGTGGTTTTGGGCGGGATGGTAGCTCGCTCGTAGCCGCCCTTTACGTAGCGAGACTCGGTGATGCGCTTACTCACATGGTACCCGCTTATTCGGTTGTCTTCGGCGGAGGCTAAAGCCTCTTGAGGCGTAGGGCCAGTACCTTTGAACCAGAAGTCTCCTTCGGCGCCCAAGGGCGCGATGACCCACGCGATCCAGTGCTTGCGATAGGGCTCGTACTCGATGATGAGTTTGCGGTATTCCTCCTTCCATTCCATCAGTCGATCCCCAGTTCTTTGGCGAGGCGAGCGGCTTCGCTTTCCAACTCGTCGTCCTCTTCGGTGAGAACGGGGCGGCCGCCTGGTTTGGGGCGGAAGATGGCGGGCTGTTCCATGAGGTCGATGCGGACGGTGGAAGAGCCTTCCGGGACTCGCCGAAGGGTGAGGCGGTCATAGGGGCTGTCGGATTTTACGGTGGTGGCGTAGAGCTTGCGGAAGGCGTAGGCGCGGTGACGCCAGTGGACGGCCTTTCCATACGTTTCCAACGTAACCTCGCCGCCGCCCGAGGCTAGGGCCTCGTCAAGGATTGCGCGCACGTCAGCGTACATGCCGATCCGACGTTGTGTTCTGGCATTAGACATTTTTACTCCTTTAAAGGTCTATTTCGATGTTGAGGGATTTGGCGAACTCATCGGCCTCAGCGGCCTTACGGGCCGAGTCGGCTTTAAGCCATTGGTCGATCATGTGCTGGATCGGGGCACCGCGGGTTCCTATTCGCCTGTCTTCCGATGTTTCGGCCGAAAGTAAGATGCGGCGAATGGCGGCGAGGCCGGAAAGGGTGAGGGGAATGGCGACGGTGTGCCCGTTGTGGAGGGTGAGGGCGAAGTTGCCGTCAGGGCCTAACTCGATCTGCATCTTCCTTAATCCTTTCGATCTCAAGTTTCTGTTCCAAAAAGGATCGGATGACGAGGGACTTACGGGCGGCGCATGAAGAGGAAAGAATGGGCCAGCGAAGTTTGTTCCACTCCCAAATGAAGTCAGCTTCGGCTTTCGCTTTTGCTCGCATGATCAGTGGGTGCATTGGTCCGCTCCTTTAGTCGTTGCTCGAGTAATTCCCCGACCCGTTTAAGGCCCTCAAGGGCGATGCAGTGAGCGAGCGTTATCTTCGGTTTAGAGTCGGTGAGGGTGAAGGGGCTGATTTTCATTGGCGTTCCTCCAAATAATCCGCCCAAAGGCGCAAGCGTCTTACGACCTCGGCAGTTGGCACGGTGGTTAGGAGAAGCTCGATGGAGGCCTGCAGGGCGATCTCGGCGTTCTCGGTTAGAAAGGTGGAGGTGGCGTTAGAGGCTAGTTCATTCAGCTGGTTTTTCATCTTCCCACTCGATTGTAAGACGGCCGCCGAGGGCCTCGACCACCGCCTCGATGTTCTGGAGGGTGGGGGATCGTTTTCCGCGACGCCAGTGGCTGAGGGTGATGGGGTGGACGCCAGCGCGGCGAGCGATTTCCTCGTCGGAAAGCTTGCGCTCTTCCGCGAAGAGGTTTAGCTCCTGGACTATGGAAAGGGCGGAACGGCATGGCCCGCGATGGCTGCCCCTACGATAGTTGTCGGCCAAGCTCATGGCTTGGCTCCTGCGAGGGCGGAGAGGATGCAGCGTTCGTAGTCGGCTTGGGCGGCGGCCTTGGCGTCGTCCAGCGTTCCATAGTGACCGTGAGGGCCAACAAAGCCTACTGTTTCGAGCTTGAAGGGCTTAGCCATCCCGCGCCTCCAGAGATTTGAGGGCGTCGGGAGTGTCATCGTAATCGACATTCCAGCGGCGAGCGATTTCATGGGCAAGCGCCAAAGCCTCCGCGCCCGCGCCAATCATTATCGATCTGGTGCCTATGGTGAGCACTGCCTCTCCGCCCCAAGAATATCCGTCGCCGTCACGATAAGGCAGTTGAGACGCTTGCGCCTTCACTGCGCCCATCTTGGCGATAAGGTCACTGTGCATCACGGCCTCCTTTCAGCGAGCGGATGGCGGCGGCGCGGTGAGCATCGCTGCGACCTGATCGGGACAGTTCATCGACCAATTTGTCGCTGTCATTATCGTCGGCCTCTCGCACAATTGTGCAATCAGCGATTTTTGCCTGACACGTCGGCCAGCCGCACGGTGCCATATATCCCGATTGATGGTCGGCCCATGCGACGAGCCATTCCTCGCCAGAGGGTCGATGCAAAACTATGTCGCCGGTCCTCATCCTCCTACCTCCATAGCGGCCTTGAGGGCGTGATTGCGGATGGCTGCGGCTATTTTCTTCGCCATCAGGTCAGCGGGATCGTACCGAACGTAGGCGGGGTTGTCAGACAGCCCGGGTTCACCAATATGGCTTTCGGCAATTCGGGCAGCTTGTTCGATCGCCTCCGTCACGACCCGCGCCCCGGTAAGGCGCTCGGCGGCTGTGCAAACGCGTTCTTCGGTTTCTATCTCAACCGCCCCGCAGTCAGCACATTGGAACAATCCGCCCTCGCATATCGGGCAATAATGTCTTCTGCAATTCTCATGCTTCACTGGATTTTTATGCGTGGCCGAAATCAGATTGCGAAGTTTCCTGTTCTCGGCCTTAAGTCCGTCCCACTCCCGCTTGACCTGCTCATACAGATCTGCGCGGACGTAGGCAGGATACTCATCCTCAGGATGCTCCAAGTCGCTCATGCGGAAAGAGCGGAAACTCCCCGGCCAGCCTATTTCTTCGGCTGTCATCCAAAGTTTTTCTGGTGCTTTATCCATCACCACGCTCCAAACCAAATGCCAAAGCCGTGGACTATGGCGATGGGGAAGAAAAGGGCTCCTGCGATTAGGAAGCCCCATGCGCCGACTGCGATGCAGGTGATTACGTGGGTCAGCCATGCGAGGATGCAGGCGACGAGGGCGAGGATTGAAAAGGTCTCGGTCATAGCTTGGCTCCGTCTTGCACTCCATATCCGTCCGGGGAAAATTGCTCGTCCGCCGGCTCGGATAGAAGGTCGTTGAGGTTGGAAAGCTCGCAGACGAGCTTCGCCGCGGTGAGTTCGTCCGGCGTAAGCCGTTCGCCCCTGCGATAGCGGTGGATGAGGTCAACGTCATCCGACGTTAGGTGAAACTGGATCGTTCCCATTCTCGGTCTCCTGTTCGATGATGAGGGATTCAGCGAAGTCGATTGTGGCGATGGCAGGGGAAAGAGCGTCGCGAATGACGACTAGCTCTTCTAGCTCCGCTTCAATGCGAATGCGGTCGGCGGTGAGTTTAGCGATGCGCGCGTTCACATCGAAGAGGGCATCGACAACGGATTGGCGGGAGGTCTCGGCGACGGTGGCAGAGGAACTTGCAAGGGAGATTATGCCGAGATCTTCCTCGGCCCTTTTGCGGGATTTCCGGGAGTTAAAAAACATGGGGAGTTTCCTTGTAGCGGAGGCGAAGGCCGAAGATGACGAAACCCCGCTCGTCTACGGCCGAGGCACCAAGGTCGGTTAAGCGCTCGGTGAGTTCGAGGAAGGTTATGTGGGAGAGCAGGAAAAGGCGGACATTGCGGTCCGCCTCATTTATCGTTTCGATGAAGGAAGTCATTTGAGGGCCTCGCGAAAACCTGGAATGAGTTTCTCAATTTCGGAGATGGGAACCCAAAGCCAAACCTTCGGCCTGCGGTCGTCAGGGTGGGCGAAGGAGGCGAGTTCGTCGGCGGAGTAGGCCACGCCAGCTGCGGTAAAGTCGCCGTTGTCAACGAGGCAGACGGCGACGTTATCGCCCTCGATGTGGGAGGGAGGGGGGAGGCTGATGCCTCGCTTTTCGTCGAGGATGACTTGGCCGTGTTGGCGCAGCCAGTCCTCTTTCGGCATATCCTTTGGATTGAGATAGATGCCCATTATTGACCTCCGACAATGAAAAAAAGTTTTCCACCCTCGGCCCTCACTTCTTCTGAGAGGCGCTTGGCGGTTTCAGCGGGGTGGTTGGATTTGATCTCGGGGCTACGCCAGATGACCACGCCGTCACGAACTACAATGTAGCTGCCCTCGGGGAAAAGGTTGTTAGCGGGCTTCACTATCATTTCACCACCTCTCTTCATAAAGGACTCGGCCGAAGGGAATTTTCTTTGAAATGCGCATTGGGGTTCCTAACCTGTCTCATCAGCGCCGGGAGGTTATGTCCAGCGGACCGGGGCAAGCCCGGTTTCGACTCAGGGCGCGGGGATGCAAGATGCGTAGGCCCAAAGCATCACTGTTCTATTCTCCTTGTTAAAAACTTCCGCCGCGCGCTCACAAGCCGCCGCGTCGGGATAGTCGATGATGGCGGGCTGGCCTCCGGCGAGGTTAAGGATGATGAGGAGGGTTTTCATATCTTACACTGCCAAGAGGGCGCCTCGTGCAATCACCTTGCAGATGAAAGCGACTGCGCACATGAGGATGATGATCGCGACTCCGTAGCGGACGGGGACGGGCGAGATGGGGAGAGGGTTCATGGGAACTCCTTTCGGATTGTGGTGATAGAACTGCGTTAATCCATCCGGCACACCTCCCATCCTCCGTCATCATTCTTCACCACTACCCAGGAATATGGATAGACGAGGACGGTCTCGGATGAAAGGGGGAGGCGGAGGCGGGCGAAGGGGCGGAAGGCAGTATCGCCGGGGTAGAGGATTTCATCCTCCTGGCCAAGGGTAAAGCCGCCGAAGGGCTGCCAGCCTCCGCCGTGTGCGTAACGCTCGTTGGCCTGTTCGGCCGCTGGCCGGGGATCATCCTCGCGAAAGATGAAAGGGAGAAGGCCGAGTAGTTCGTGATGATATTTGCGGGCTGGTTTGGCGATGATTTGGAAAGGCATTAGGGGCTCCTAGCGGTGGAGGTTTTCTTTGCACTGGGTTAGTGCTCGGCGAAGGGCCTCGAGTTGATGGGGGCGGAGATAGATGGGCTCGCCTTTGGGTGAGACGAGAACGACGAGGGAAAGCTCATCGGATGCTTGGCAAGTTATTGGCCCGGAGTCGGTTTCAATTGTTATG